GGACATAGATGATTCTAACTCGTCATAGTCTTTCCATATTCCGAGCAAAAAAACCTCAGATTCCAACTCTGCTAAATCTAACTCATCCCAGGTTGACCCACTTTCTGTTGCTTGAGTCTTTACTGGCTCTTTAGACTTTTCATTTATCTTTATACCTGCCGAAAAATCTAATAGTTTATAAATTGTTGGCATATCAATATTATCTTCTAATTCTTCTTGTGTCTTTATGCTTGGATAATACTGCATCATTGTAATTGTTGCACACTTAGACAAATAATTAATTGCCTCGTCATCGCTATTTGATTTTTTTACATTCTCAAATTCTTCTAAAAATAACTTTAAGTATTTTATCTTTAATGGAGTAATATATAGTTCTGTTCCATCAAAAAGTTCAATGGTTGAGGTTTTGTATATTTCTGTAGGCATTATATAAGTATACCAAACAGAAAGGCCCAACCCCGAAGGATTGAGCCTCTCGTATATTAAGTTGTATTATGCTGCTGGGATAGTGCGGTCTACGATCTTACCGTATGACGCATCATCATTTGGAAGAAGACGGAATGATACTTCGAACATTGTCGCTTCATCTCTCTTTGCAGATACTGTTACGCTCTCGATTGAGAGTGCACGGTATGCTACGTAAACTCTTTCGAGTTCGTCTCCAATTGCACAATCTCCAGTTCCTGGACCAACTGCAACCAAACCACGTTCGACTGGGCATTCGCCGATGTCTCCTGCTGAAAGATTAAGTGTTGGGTTTCCTGATACTGTTGATAGATCTCCATCCTTGCCTGCTAGTGCAAACAATAGGTTCTCTAGTGTTGATTCTGCGAATGTAGTATTTAGGTTTACCTGCATGCCTTGCTTGAACAACTTAGCAACGTCAAGTACCTGGTCTACTGCTACTTCACCGAAATCTGGCTGGAATTGAATTTCCAAACCATTCATTGTGTAACCAACATTGCGGAAGTCTGTATCATTTGAGAGAGTCTCTCTGTATGATGTTCCTGCTACATATGCTGGAAGTCCTGCGTCTGTGAGTACGCCGTCTTCATGTGTGAAGAGGGCTGCTGCTCCAACAATAATATTGTTGCTGCTACCACGTGTATATGCCATATTTTTCACCTCTTTTTTTTCTTTTGGATTAAAAGGGCTTGTTTCCTCAAGTTAATTATAACACCCTTTTAAGGAAGGATTCCTGCGTCAGTAATAGTATCCTTATTATATCTTGGTCTATCTGCAGTTGAGCCTTCTGACTCTTCATACTTATTTGATACCTGGTGATACTCAAAGTCTATAATTATTTTGTTTCCGCCATATGTCCTGGCTGTTCCGAAATCTATTATATCTCTGACTTCTTCTAATTGATATACCTTAAACTTATGGAAAAAGAATTTACAGTCCATTCCATCTATCTGGCCTTTGGCCTTTGCCCACTTGTTAATTTCTTCTGCAGTCTCGTCTTCACGATCCATTAGGCGAAGAACCTTCTCCTGAACCTGAACCATTTTTTCAGTAACATCACTTTCTGTTGCATAAAAATAATATAAAAGTTGCTCTTGTTTTATGTGTGGAAATGGCGATCTACGCATACGAACAAGCCTATCCCATGTAGCCATAACTCCAGCATAGGCAAGTCTTTGTGGCTCAATCGTACTTTCTGGAGTAATTATAATCCAACTCTCTGTCAACTCATCGATTGATGCTGGTCGTGATGGGAAAAATGGAACTCCAATTCCTGTATCGAGTCCTATTTTTTCTTTTAGATATTCATTTATCCATAGTACTGGTGTATTAAATACTGATGTTGATTCTGCCATTATCCCATCCTCCCTGCATTAGCAACCCACTGGTATCCAGTTTTTAGACCTAAAGATCTACCGCCTCTTTTTGCTGAGCCAAGGTTTTTCTTATAGGTATTTGGAGTCTTAAAGTATTGTAGCAAACCGCTTGAGTTTAAAAATGATTGTCTAAAATATACACCAAAGAAGTTATTAAGAACATTCTCAAACTGACCTTTTGTTTGTCCACCAGGGTTATCTACAGTTACTTCTGATGAAGTAAAAATTTCTTGTCCGTCAACCTCAAACCTTAAAGCGTTTGCTTTTTTAGGTCTAATCGTAACTGCAATCCCTTCTTCCATAATCTTTGCTTTATTATAAAAAGGTACATTTGATCCATTTTTAATTGACTGTGATTGTTTTAAAGATGAAGTAAAAGTTATTCCTATCTTGGTTATTTTGTAATCAATATCAAATAATCTTGCCTCTGGGCTTCCAACCTTATGCCATTCATAAATATGGTGAAGTAGTTCTGGAGACATTCTTGAGTTTACATCAACAAACTGTGATGCTAGTTCTGCTATTTTTGGTGCCAGATCCATGTAGAATGCAGACTTTCCTTTTTGTACTCCATCTAAAAATCCAGTAGAGTATTGCATTATGTTGTTTATTTCTTTTTGAAACTGTCTGCTATCTATAGTTAAACTCAGCATTAGACATCTACCGCCTGATTTTCAGATCTACGGATTACTAAATTGTAATACTCAATACCGCCAAAAGGACCAACATACGGTTCTTGAGTTGCCACTTCAAAGATGGTTGACTTTCCTGCACGTGGGCCTGATGTCTCTGTGTATATATAATTACAGTTCTTGTCACGAATGTTTGTTAATATAATATTTGTTATTGAGTGTGGGGCATCTAAACTTGAAATTCTTAAGTCTGTCTTTACTCTTCCAATTAGACTTGATCTTTGTGTGATATTTACATTTGGCCTTACTTCTTCATTGCCTGCAGTTCCTACAGCATTAAAGTTTGCTGCTATAGTCTTATCTATAATCCAAGTTTTCTTAACATTGCCATAAGTTCCCTGCTCAACAATTGGATAATATATATCTGCTTGCAATGGGAATATAAAATCTGGCTCTTCGCATATCATTAAATTATCCCTGGCTTGACAATGGTCTTAACATATTTGTCAAGAATCTTATCTACTAAGAAGTTACCAGTACCGCCAAGCATTGCCTTATCAAACTGAATTTTAAACTGATCTGTATTATATGATGTTACATATCTCTTGTAATAATCTAACTTGCCACACTTAAGATCTTCTATCAGCAACTTGGCTGCATACTCAACATCTTCAGGAACGTTTAGATACCCGTGGTCTACAACAAATGTGTAGTCATATCCTGATGGAAAAGATATTCCTTCATATCCGTAGTAGCCAAGATCTCCGCTTGCAACTGGTAGGTTTTGCGCTGTTGATTCGTATCTATTTAACTCAAGAACATCTGCACTAACTCTTTGTATAGCAGTCTTATCTGGTGTTATTGTATATTGATAGTCGCCCAATTCTGGGTTTGATCTATCGTAAACTAAGACATTGTTTTCATAAACCTTAAATACTCTATAAACTTTTTCCCATAAAGAAAAGTAGTCTGAGCCGTTACCAGTTCCAACTACTGTTATCTTTTTGTTATAAAATCCTTCTGGGCAAAAGGTGTCTATCATTGATCTTGCTACTAATTCTAAAATTTTGTATTCAGCAATCTCTGATGCTGTTGTTCCTAATGTGTTTGGATCTACATATGGTCTGACTAGTTCGTAGTACTCTTCGTGAATTAATTCTTCACCCTCGCCAATTGTAAAAATCTCTACTCTGTAATTATTGTCGTATCTTCCAGGAAGTGAGATGTTGATGTTGTCTCCTGTTGACCATTCTAAAAATTCTAAAACTTGTACTGAAAGATCCGCCATATCTGTTACTCTTGCATAGATATCTGCATCGCTGTATCCTGAAGGAACAACAAAGTTTACTATGATGTCATCATATGGCGGAACTCTCAATATTTCCATATTTTACTTACCAAATTCCTTGGCAACTTCTTCTGGGGTGGCTGTGCGGATGTGAGAACGAGTAAGCCACTTTTCAGCAGCCTCCTTTTCAACAATGTTATAGCCACGGTAAACCTTGCCTACCTCTGACCATGTTACATTCTTTGTTGAATAAAGTGCTACCTTTTCTTTAACTTCTGCAGCCTTTTCCTTCTTTTTTCTTTCAGGTGCCTTTGGTGCTGTTGTTGCTCCAATGACTCCCTCTGCTACTGATCCAAGTGCCTGAACTTCTTCAGGTGCCTGGTAAGCAGGTGCTTCTACAACTGCTTGAACTTCTTCTACAACTGGAGTTTCTACAACATGCTCAACAACAGGTGCCTCTACAACAGGCTCTTCTGCAACTGGTGCTTCAAAAACTGGTGCTTCAAATACTGGTGCCTCAACTACTGCTTCTTCTACAATTGGATTTTCATTATTGTTTTCCATAATTCCTCCTTGTTAGTATTATATCATTATAAGTAATAAAGGGAGCAGGAGCGTTAACTCCTACTCCCCTTAATTTTTACTGTTTACAGATTATGCATCTGATGCAGCGTCAGCGAATGCGATTGCATCCTGCTCTTCCCACTGAATACCGAAGCGAACGAAGACTGTATATTCTACAGTGTCCTTCTTTGGCTTGTATTCACGGTTTACAGTGATGTCACGCTGGAATCCCCATACACGGTTCTGTGGGAATGTCAAGTCGACATATCCTGCAGGGTAGTAAGGAACTTCCTGTACGTCAATTCCGAGAACACGTGTTGTACGTGCTCCGCCGAATGTCTGTGCTGTACCATCAAGGTATGCCTGACGGTTTGCAGGTGTACCTGCTGGAGTACCAGCAAATGCTTCTGCAATTGCGTCTGCCAAAGTACCATTGTTCTTAATGATTCCCTGGAATGCATCTGTACCAGCATAGAACTTCAAGTTAGACTTGATAGCACGATACTTACGTGGCATTGCAAGAATGATGTTCTGCATTACTTCTGTTGTCCAGGCATCATTAGTGACTGTTACAACTGACTCATGTGCGTCTCCATCTGTCTTGACACGAGGAACGAAACCTTCCATGATTGAAAGGAATGCGTCTGATCCTGTACCTGTTCCGTTGATTGCAAGGTCTTCGATATCGTTACCGAAAGCGTTTGTCATCAAGCGGACAATGTGATCTTCTAGTGCTGCACCTTCGATGTTATCTTCTAGTGCTTCTGCAGATACTTCCCAGTCAAGACGAATCTTCTTTGTAGTCAATTCAACCTTTGAGAATGTTGCACCTGCGTTTGTGTAGTCGCCAACTGCTTGCGCTGCTGCACGAATTACACGCTCTCCGACGTTTACCTTTTCGAGTTCCATTGTATTGGCTCTCATTGTAACGCGACGGCCATCTTGGGCGAGAATGGTTGCATCCCACACGTAGTCAATAAAACGACGTGCTTGCTCTGGGCGTAGGATACCTGATCCAGCCTCACCTGAAGGGTTAACTGCATTTGGTCCAGATGTAACGCCTGATAGTGCTGTTGGGATATTTCCTAACACGCCACCATCGGTGTAATTACCTGGTACGTTTGAACCATTCTCTGAGCCAGATGCGAATGCACCTTGTCCCTGATACAATCCTGGTGCTGTTCCACCAAGGTTACCTGATGTTCCAGGCTGGTTCTTTTCTATATTTTGTTCCGACATATTGTCACCTCCTGTGATTTTTTACTTATTTGTTTTTTAATTGAATAAGTCGGCTGTTTTGAGGAAACTACCGCCCCATAGGGATTTTTCAACCGTTTCAGGTTGATTCTGTACTATCTCGCCGAGATCGCCAGACTTTCGGAAAGCAGTGTCTTGCTCTACAAGTTCCACACGCTTACCAAATTCATTGAATGTATTTGTTGCTGCTGCAATATCTTTTGCAACTGCTTCAAATGATTGTTTTGCTGTCTCAACATCCACCTTTGTAGACTTAAGCATTTCTACTTCTGCCTGCAAAGACTTAACTGTTGAAACTAGATCGCTAAAGGCTGATTCTAGAGTGTTCTTGATTTCAGCAACTGAGTCAACAACTGCCTCATCTGATTTAGATACTTCTGTAACTTCTTCAACTACATCAACTGCAGGAGTCTCTTCAGACTTTGCAACTTCTTCAGATACTAGGGCTTCGTCAGCCTTAGCAACTTCTTCTGTAGGTGCCTCAACTACGGCATCAACCTCTGGAGCGACCTCTGACTTTTCTACTTCTACTGATGCTTCTGTTTCAATAACTTCTGCAACTGTTTCTGTGTTTGCTGTCATAGGTTGTACCTCCTTGTTAATCTTAGAAGTATTAATGCCTTTAGCACTATCAACTAAGAATTTTATCATGTTTGTTTTTTCGCTATCCGTTTTTTCAACGAATCCTATGTTTTCCATCTGCTCACCAGTAATCGGGCTAAGTTCTGATTCATTTTCAGATGCTATAACTATTCCATTTTCCTTGTCATAAAAAACATTTTCTAAGACAGTTGAGTCACCCTTGATAACATCTACACCGTCAACTTTTTCTACTGAAACAATATTTGCAAATTGATTAGCAGGGGAATCCACAAGACTCAACTCCACTAAATCATATTCCTTAATAACTCTAATTGTCTTATCTGCTTTCTCATCATAAGCATCGTCCCACTTATTCATTCGTCCACCAATAGAAAAACCAGTTAGCGTTCCATCTAGAACCTTTTCCCAAGTATCTTGTGCGCCCTTTGAAACATATGCTGAAACAAATACACCCTTATAGAACTTCTTGGTTTCTGGATCAAAATACCTATCTTCTTTAAAATCTACCATCTTTCCTACGGCTACTGGCTGATGCATTTCTCTGATGTTACCACGAAACTTTGCAAATGCATTCATTGATGCTTCGGCTGTTACAATGTCATCCTGCTTGTCAATATTGTCAAGGGATGCAAAACCAGAAACGATTCTACGTTCTTTATCTACCTTAGTTAAAGGCATAGATAGGCGAAGATTATCACCATCGGAATTCCAATGTGCTTTTGATATAATCATGGTTATTCTATTATATACCCTTTTTTATTGAAGTATCACTATTTGGACATATCGGACACGTCTTCAGATTTACGACCTTCGCCCTTTGGATTTCTTCCACTTACTGTGGCTGGTCCATCAGACTGATTGTTCGTTCTTTCGGTATCTCTTTGTCTGTTTGCGTTAGCATTTGCTGTGTCTTGAGCCTTTGGATCAAACGGTTCATTACCGCCTTCGATCTGAGGCAAACCAAGAAGTTCTCTTCCTTCGTTAGGAAGCATTACCTGTGTCTTAACAAGTCTTTCAATAATCTGTGACTGAGCAATTTCATCTGTAAGTGTAAGTTCATTAAACTTAAACTCAAGAATGTCTGTTTTTTCCTTGATGATTTTGTTGATCATCTTTTCAAGGTTTCTTTGTGCTGGTCGTGCAACCTGCTCTTTAAATGTTCTATCCTGGGAAAGTGCTGCTGCGATGGCTGCAGAGTCTGACCCACCGATCTTAGAAAGAGGAACCTGGTGAGCAACAAGAATGTCATCACGGTTTTGTTTTCTGTACTCCTTGAATGATGCTTCCTGAACTCCATTTTCAACTGGGTCCATCTTAAACTCTACCTTGTTTGTGTCAGAGTCTCCTGGCAAAGGAATATAAAGAGTTCTGTGGTTTTGACCTTTAAGTCCAGTCTGCAAGAATCTAAACATCTTGTCTTCTGCCTCTGCAGACAACTTTGCGCCTTTCAATGTTACTACATATCTTGGAGTTGCCTTGTTTTGAAAATAGTCAATGTTGTACTGTGATGCAAGTTGGTCTCCATGTAGTGAACCAATTGCAGACATTATGTCTGGTACACCGTAAAAAGTATTTAATGGTGAATATTCCTTAAAGTGAATAATCTCATTTGGTCGTGCATCTGTTCCAAGTGGGTTTGGATTTGTTGCTCCAAAGTTGCGGAAGTAAACTACTTTGTTTGCAATAACCTGAACAAATCCATCACGAAGACGACGAACACGCATTGTTGTAGAAGGAATGTGTCCTACGTACCCAATGTCTCCACGAACAGTTCTTCCTATTTCAAGGTATCCGTTTCCTGTTGCCTGCAAATCAGTGAAGACTTTTTCCATTGTAGTGGTAAATGAATCTTCTGTATTTAATGACTCAAGCCAGTCAGTCAATTCAATCTTTGCTCTTTCAATTCTCTTACGTGCATTCTCTGCTGTTTTTGGTTCTGACGCTTCTAATTTAAGCATTGTTCTTTTTGATATCTTAAACTCATATCCAAGTCCAACAATGTTTTCTACTTTAGCATCAATTGCTGCATGGTTAGCAAAAGAGGTATCATAAAAACTTGCAAGTTCGTATAAATTCCATGGTGGTGTAATCACATCAAATAGTCCGTATGCATTTCTAAATACAGTTCCTGAATTAATTTCTTTAGACTTTGCTCCATCACGGCCTGTGCTTTCTGCTCGTGAACTATCAATATATCCTTGTGTTGCTTCTCCTTTTATAAGACGAGAAGTTCTTCTTTTAAAGTTAGAATCTAATCCTTGAAGATCTTTTATTATATCCCAAGACTGGTTAAATGGATCTTGCTTTATAAAAGTATCATCTTCTGGAAGTGGTGTGTCTGTCTTTGCTCTAATAAAAAACTCTTTGTCTTCACTCATTAGTCATCACTTCCATATTTTGCAATAGTATCCTTGGCTGCTTGTACTGCACCAAGATCGTTCATAGAAGGGATAAGTCCTTCTGATAATCTTTGCTTTTGCTCAGAGTATTCTTCTTCTGAAATTCTTGTTAGTCCTGGTACGAAGATGCACTCGCCATCTCCTTCGTCCCCGTAATATTTTGCTGCTTCCTTTAGTTTAGAGATCTGCATAATGTCACCTTTCATGGACTCAATGTTTAACACTGAACCATTTCCGTCTGTAAACCACTTACCGTTAGCCTTCTTATAAACATATAGGCCCCAGTCATAATGCTTTTCAATAATTTTTGCACGAGACTCACCCACTTGCCCCTTCATTTTAGGCAGTTGCTTCTTTTTTTTACGTGGATCTTGCATGTTCATATACTCAAGTATACCATATTAGACAGCATCGACAGTGGTTTGTTGCGAAGTTATACCTTTATATACGTTGTACTCATATCCGTTTACCGTAAACACCTTGTCTGTGTCAATAATAATCTTATTTGTTCCTGTATAACTCTTATATATTGTTTCTGGGTTTACTCCGTAATAACTGCTTGAAGCCAAGACTAAGACCCCATCCCAAATAAAGGCTGAAGACTGCCAGTAGTCCCATTCAAGAGTAAGTGGGCTTGCATACTTAACAGCAAACCATGGTCGAATCTCTACCTGCTGAACCTCTTGAAGGTTTGTAGACTGGTAGTAAGATATGGTGTTGAACGTAATGGGTCCATTAAGATTTATTGATCCAACCCTATTTTTAAAGTCTAAGATGTTTGGGAAAGATATACCTAAGAATCCCCATTCTTTTACTGTAATGACTGGCTCTTTTACAAGTTTGCCATTCCAATAAAAAGATATACCGTCTTCTAGCCTTCCAGTCTTTGCATTGATTGCATAAATTTTTGCTCTCTCTCCGCTTGGATGAATGGCTACCATATAAAACTTTATGTGGCTGTTTCTTGACTTTATCTCAAATATTTCTGTTGAACCATATGGGAATGCATCTTGGTCATACCTTATGGCTGTCTGTAGTGCTATTACTTTGTAATTTTCTGCCATAGTTTTATTTATTGGAATTGAAAGACCACGGTTAATTAGTGGATCATAAGTACCCTTTAACTCTATGCCAGTATATCTTGTTAGATATAGATATGGAGAACTGCCCTTATAAATTGTAAAAGGGTTTCTGTCTTTGTAGTCATAGTAGAAACCAGACTTTTTGTATGGATATATTTCATTGCCAAATCTTGTGCCAATAGGGTTTGGAGATGTTGAGTTAAATGCTTGAGAAGCATACTCAAGGTTTCTAAGTTTAACTCTATTCTTTAATATTCCCTTTACATTAAAATCTAAATGAGTTACTATTGCAAGGTCAAGTGCTCTTGCATTTGATGGTGGGTAAATAATCATATTATTAACTACTTCATACTTTGTGTTAATCCAGTTTTCTCCTGGAACAACAAAAGAATCATTTGATGGTTTTTCACTGTTAACAAAATTTGATTCTGGCAGGTTTGTACCATTTTCAATATATTGAAAAGTAATATACGATTTTACTAAAGCATTTGACGTATCATACTTATAGTTTTTGTACGCTCTATTTTTTAAATCATCATAGTTTAAATAACCAGTAAACAACTGATTATCTAGTGATGAATATGTTCTTTGTGTTGGAATGTTATACTCATCATATAGTTCTTTGTAAGTCCAAGAGCCAGTTTGTTCTTCTTCAACAAATACAGATGGCGCTGGGTAATTAATGTTAAATTGAATTAAATCTAAGTCATATAACTCTTTGCCTTTTTCGTCTTTGATATATTGAGCAAAATATGTAAGAGGAATGTAGTCTTCCCAATAGCCCTGAACGTCAATATCTAATGTGTAATTTTCAAAATATGAAGATGGAGATAGAGTATAACTTGCTGTGTGCTCTTGAAATCCTTCTATTGAGTAAGAGTTTACTCCTCCTGAATCAATAATTTCATCCCATTCTGCAGGATTAGTTCCAAAATAGTTATCTGTTGAATTGTATTCTACGTCAACTGTATCTGCATACAGATAAAAAACGTTTTCACCACTTATAGGAATTCCTCTTTCATTAAACAAGTGCTCAATTTTTTTATGATTTCTTGCTGTACAAAAACCAACTTTATAAATTTTTCCAGAAAAAGTTTCTGTGAGGTCTGACTTTCCGCCTATATAAAACTTAAGGGTGTTTGCGTTACCAAAGAATGATGCAACATTTCCTCCAAAGTATTTAGAAACTTTTTCTATGTCTAGCCCTGCAGAAAATATCTCATTTACAGTAATCCCAGCAAGTGCATTTTCGTCATACCATGAAAATGTTGCAAGCGTTGTTGGCTCAACTGAGCCATACTTTAAACTATATACAACATCGCTATTGACTGTAGATATCTCAAAGTAGTCTGAAGAATTTTGAGACTCTATCCTAAAAAGTATTTGCTTTGTTGTTGGCTCTTGCAAAAATTTAAACGATCCGTAGAATGACCTAATCTTTTGATTTAAAAAGTTTAAGTTATCAAAATACATGTAGCCATTTTGCACTGGGCTAAAAGAAAAGAATTTCTCACTTTCATTTTGCATTGTTTGTAGTTGAGAATATAAACCGTCAATATTAGATGACCCTAAAACTATTTCTGGCAATGAATATTCTGGTGTGCAAAGCATATTGTTTTCTACAGAAAGGTTATCAACTACTGCCTGACTCCACTTTCCAATGTTTGGATAAGAGTAGTTGTTTGTATAATCTGCAAAGGGATAGTCTATGTAAACTGATGATCCACTATATGCCTGATTAATTCCCTCTGGAAATTCAACACCTTGTCCGTATATAAATCTTTTCTTTGCTAATACTAGAGGTACTTGATACGTATAAATTGCAACGCAATCAAGTTCTACTGGGGATACATCTTCGTATGCATAAAACCCAATCCAGTCTTGATCTTTTCCAAAAGAATTAAGTTTTGAAGGTAGTTGTAGTTCTGAAGTTATATAGTTAAGAGATATAACTTCTTCGCCATTTATGAGCATAGATGCATAGTTTTCTGAAATGCGAACATGCATCAACATTGGTCTTGTCCATTCGCCAACATAATAAGAGCCAGAACTACTTCCAATCTTTAAAGTAAGAAATGGCCCGTCAACATAAACACCATCATCAGAACTAATTGGACCAATAATTCTTTTAATGGTCGATGAGTCAGAGTTGATTCTAAGCCAAGCCTCCAATGTATACTCTTTGTATTGGCCTACCTCAGATAAAAATCCTAAGCCTGGAATAATTAAAGAAGGATCTCCATTGTTTGGTAAAAGTTTTGTAAGGTTTGATGCTCCATATACAAGTGGAATACCAGTGTTCTTTGCCATAAGACTATTGTCTTTAACTAAATAATATCCTTTATTGTTTTGTAATCCATAGGCGTTTGCTTCAATTCCAAAATATGGACTTAATGCTATATCTGATGGTATTGATATTTTTTGAACACCCAAAGATGATGAGTTAAACTCTTCACACCATTGGCCAGCGGTAATGCCATTAACAAGAAATTCGTAATCGTCTACGCTTGATGCACCACCAATATAATTGATCTTTAATACAATTCTAAACTCTGTATTATCTTCTGGAATATCAAATGTTTCAGAGATAAAAAACCACTTGTCTTTAACCGATGTTGTATAAGACTTAAGTCTTTGAATCGTGCTTCCTGAAGTTGTGTCATAGTATTCATAACCAATTTCAAAACTAGAGGCATAGGCACTTATTGAGTTAAAAAATGCACCTACTGAGAATGTAGACAAAGTATCGTTTAAAGATGAAAAGTTAACTATATTATTGCTTATACAAGTAATTTGTCCAAAGTCATTCTCTGTAAGAATTCCTGTAATTTTTGTTGTTTGACTGTCTATAAATGGCTCGTCAGTAGTAGCATGATTGACCGCAGTTCCATTGGTTATTGTCCAAGAGGTTACATCTCTATCAGACTCATCAATTAAACTAATATAATCTGCAACGTCATCCAATGCCCAAAGAGCAATGGGATGTTCTGCATATATTTTTTCTGCATATAGGTTTGATGAACTAGACATTATAAGTCTATTTTACCACAGAAGGCTACTTATTTATTTTAATTTCACAGTAGTCAGTGGTGCAGTACATTTCTCCTTGAGCCTCAAGATTTTCTGCTCCGTCATAGATAGCAGAAAAATCAATGTGCTTTAACTTGCCAATATATGACTCATACTGCTCTTCAGTAATCTGAGTATATGGCTGTTGCGGATATGTGTGATTTCCCATTGGTAGGAACGAAACTGCCTTTAATTGTCCCTCGTACATATGCAGCGCTGGAACAACATGCTTTGACTCTGTTTCCTTGTCAAATGAAAGAGTTACAGAAACACCATTATCAGACCAGTACTTTTGAGCAGTTGCAGCAAGGGCAATCTTTTCAAATAGTGTTACATCCTTTTCAGATCTTGGATGACCTGACTTAATTGGGAAGTAAACTACTGATGTATTTGCTGACACTACGTCATCTTCAATTGTGTACCCCGCTGCTTTGAACAAATGCATCATTGGATCTGTATTTCCAAATCGAACTGCACGAAGGAAGAAGTTTCCTCCAGGTCCCCAGTGAACTCCAGGAGTTGCCCCAGAAAGAATTGAAACTGATCCTGATGGCTTAACTGTTGTTACACGAATTGATTCACGAACACATAGCCATTCTGAATACTGGTGGTCATAGTGACGAATCTTGTTGTATCCTTCATCCATCCACTCACGAACAATTGGCAAACCCTTTTGATCTGCAAATGATGCAATACCTGTTAGTGATGTACCAATACGACGATTGCGTTGCATGATACCGTTTGTTTGTGGCCAGTGTGTTGGAACAAGTGTAACAGTCTTTCCATAAAGGTATGCGAACTTCAGGGTACGCAGGAAGTCTTCCTTAGATTCATGACGATTCAAGTGCACTTCTACAAGTGTACATAATTCGTATGATTCCAATGGCTGCTCCGCACATGGGTTAAATCCCATCACACGATAATCCTTACCGTCTGGCGCATCCTTTAGTCGTCCATAATTACGAGCAACATCAAGCCAGATAAAACCT